GTAGAAGCTACTAAGACCTATAGAGAGACTAATGAGCGTAGAATCTACCCAGACAGTGAACTAATAGACATTCCTGTTACAGACTTTGCTTACAGAAGCTCTAAAACTTCTGAGGCTTCTGATGTTGCACGTGAGGTGGTTGATCAGTACTACAAGAACAGAGGCAATGTAGACCAAAACTGGATGCAGAAACTTGCTGGTAACGTGTACTCTAATATGGTGCGTACCCCTGAACAGATGGAGGCCCTTCGTATAAAGGAGACCCGTGACTCTAAGACAAGTAGACAGGCGCTCAAGATTCGTAGAATGGCTGAAAACTTGTACAGCCTGATTAAGGATGGTGGTGCCGATGCTGCTGCTCTTGTTACGGAGTATATGTCTGGGCCTACTGCTGAAAACATTGATGCCATAGAGAACCTGAAGAATGGTGCTAAGATTCTTGATGCAGCCACTGAGATGCGGGCCTTCTTGGACCAGATGTCAAGACAATTAGTTGACGGTCCTGCATTTTACGCACTGAACCAAGAACTTAAAGAAGCCATCCTTGGCAACGTTGGAAGTTACCTGAAGACCTCATACAGATTCTGGAAGGACAAGAACTATAAGATTACTGACAAGGCTATTAAAAATGCAGCAGCTCACGTGTACGATGTTATTCGTGCTAAGAAGATGGGCTTGTTAGTCAAGGAAGGTAAGAGCCAGCAGGAGATTGAAGAGTTCTTTGAAGCTACCAAGGAGCAGATGTTCCGTGAAGCCGTGCAACAGATTAACGACTACGTGCGTGAAGTCGAGAAGATTCGAAGCGCTCCTAAGTTTAAAGGCTCTGGTATGGTTACTACTGGGCAGGTAAAGATTCCTGGTGAGTCATTCCAGAAGCGTAAGGATATTCCAGCATATATCCAAGAGCTGTTAGGTGTGGAGAAAGACCCACAGATTCGTTTCATCGACACTGCTCTGGCGCTTACAAACATTCTGTACAAGGGTGAGATGGCGGATAAAATGGCTAATGCTTTCGGTAATGATTTCTTCATTTCTGATGATGTTATCACTAAGGAAGATAGAGAGTCTGGTATGTATAAGCAGGTTAAGGATGAGTACTCTCCTCTTAATCGTATGTGGGTACCAACTGAAATCTTTGAAGTTATAAATAACGAAGACATTTATAATTCAGACATCAAAGCCATTCAGGGGTATTATAATCTTCTTCAGTTCTCAAGAAAGAGCAAGGTTCTTTACAACTTACCAACCTGGAGAAAGAACATCACTGGTGGCTGGCAGATCATTATGGCTAACGGCATCCTTAATCCTCAATTCTTGACAGATTTGGCAAACAGACCTGCCTTTACATTGAAGGGAAAGGAAACTGAGGCTATGACCCAACTGCTCGATGAGATGGCTCAGTACGGACTCATTGGCGGTGACGTAAACGCAAACCTGATTAACGGTGTAGATTCAATTTACAGCGGTATTTTGCGAGGTGATTACAGCGCTGTTGACAAGACGATTAGTAGGATTAATAATGTAGATAAGAAGCTGTCAGAGCGCTACTCTGCAATTGACGACTACACGAAGATGGTAATCTACAGAAATAAGCGTGATTCGTTTGCTAAGAAGCTGTACGGTGCTAACTACGATACTCTGAACGAGTCTCAACAGGCACGTGCTCGTGAAGCTGCCGCTGAAGAAACCAAGCAGACCACACCAACCTTCTCAAGACTGCCTTCGTTCTATCGCACTTTAGCCAAGCTACCACTCGGAGACTTCTTATCATTTAAGCTTGAAGCTATTCGTTCGCTGTCTATGATTTTCAAGACGGCAAGTAGTGATGTCAAGAAAGCGATGGACCCAAAACTTTCTGCGGTACAGCGTACTGAGTATGCAAGAAGTGGATTGGCTAAGTTTCTTGGAGCCTTTGGCGCCATCTCTATGTCATACGTAATCCCAAGTATGATTGAATCTGCACTTGGATTTGATGATGAGGATGAGACAGAAGATATGAAGTTGCTACGTCCTAACTGGATGTCTGGAGATAACTTGATTGTTAAGAAAGCAGACAGTAATGGAAATGTATCTGTATACGATATGACTATGGAAGATACCTACGGTGAAATAAGCTCTATGGTTGTCAACCTAACTAAGGGGGAACTCGGAGAAGTTCTTAACATCTTTGGAGATGCTCTGAAGTTCAATATGGTCGTTAATATGATAACCAACTTGTCTAACAAGAAGGATCAATACGGAAGACCCTTGTTTGAGTCATACGACAGTAATATGACCAGTGCTTGGAAAGTTGCAATGTACCTTATGAAGGAAACAGTTATTCCTCCATTCCTGTACTCATCTGTTCGTGATGCTGGATACACGGCTGAGCAAACAGGAGAGAATATCCTTATGCTATCTGGAGAAAATGTATTGAAGCGTTCTCTTATCCGTGACTACCAGTACAACATCGGACAGCAGTTCTACTTCGATGCTGTTGGTGTCGCTGAAGGAATCAAGAAAGACGAGCAGTATACCAATCTCACTGGAGCAGCCTACGAGAACAGAATTGCTGACATTGAGAAGCTTAGACAAAAATATGAATCGATAGTGCGATACGGAAATAGATATGACAATTACGAGATGATTAAGAGCGCTAAGAGTGCCATCAAAAAGTACTACGGCAAGGACGAAGAAAGATACATTCTATACGGTCAAATGAAGTAATATGGCAAAGATGAAAGAGGGAACAGCCTTCGTTCCCAAACCTAAGAGAAGACGCAAGGGCGTACACGCAAAAACAAAAGTGTCTAAGAGTAAGAACGCAACAAACTATAAGAAGGCATACATAGGACAGGGGTAAAAAAGAAAGGGGGCCGAAGCCCCCTCTCTAACTCTCTGATTATCAGCCATCGCAGCTGACGCAGTCTACCATAGCACGTGCGGCAATGTCGCCACGTAGGACAGACTCTGTTCGCATATAGTACAGCGTCTTGATTCCACCTCTCCACGCCTCCATATGGACCTGATTGATCCACTTTGGAGTTGCCTCGGATGGGAAGGCAAGGTTAAGTGATTGTGATTGGCTGATGTAGCGTTGCCGTACAGCAGCAAGGCGAACCAGTTCCAACTGATTGATTTCCTTAAACGTCTTGAACACATCCTTGACCTTGTCGGCAGTTTCAAACTGACCGATGTCACTTATATGTGTCAACTTACCGCTAACGAAGGCCCAGTTGTCAAGTTCAGCAATGCCCTGAACTGATCCACCATCTGCAAGGATTTGGTCCCATCCTTCTTTACCGAGTCCAATCTTCCTGAACACACGCTCCAACTCTGGGTTCTTACGGATGAACGTACCCTTTGCAGACTGCTCCGTGAACACGTTAGCAGCCCAAGGCTCAATGCCAGCAGACACATTACCCGACAGCTTAGAGTTAGACACTGTAGGTGCGATTGCAGTCAGGTGCGTGTTACGCATACCGAAACCTCGGCACCACAAAGGCTCTCCATAGGTACGTGCCATATCACGACTTGCCCGCTCTGCCTCCATAGAGATGTGCGAGAACACACGTCTTGTCTCGAACTCAGCAGCCATACCTTCAAATGGAAGGCCACGCTGTTGCAGGTAGGTGTGCCAACCAAGTACACCGAGTCCCAGGGCACGTCCACGCTCCGCAGAACGCACTGAATTCTCAAAGCCACGCATACCCTTAGCCTTCTGGATAAACTCCTCCATAACGCCATCTAAGAACATCGTAGCGAGGTATACAGCATCAGTGTTGCACCACTCGTCATACTTAGCTAAGTTCATAGAAGACAGACAGCATACGAAGCTGTGCGCCTCGTCCGTGTACAGAGTAATCTCGGAACAGATGTTGGTCATAAAGACCTTCAGCCCATTCTTCTTGTACATCTCAGGGTTCTGCTTGTTTACGTTGCCACGGTACATAATGTACGGCTCACCTGTAGCCTTACGCTTCTGTAGTACCTTGGACCAACGCTTACGTGCATCTTCGTCACCCTCTTCCAACTTACGCATAAACTTGTCACCAACAACTACGCACTGGTGCAGGTTCAGCGACTGGCGGTTAACGTCACCCTTAGGCTCACGGATTTCCAACCAGTCGTAGAAGTCATCGTGCTCAATGTTCAGGTTGATAGATGCAGCACCTCTACGTACGTTGCCCTGGGATGTGGCAAGGATGGAGCTGTCGTAAATCTTACAGAAAGGAACCACTCCATCTGTAGTTCCTTCACCATTTGCAATTGGCGATCCAGCAGGACGAACCATATTCATCCCGATGCCTACTCCACCTCCGTGCTTAGCCAACAGCATCATCTCAAGGTTCTTGGAACCAATCTCCTGAATGCTGTCCCCTACGTCAATGCCGAAGCAAGAGATAGGTAGTCCACGATCCGTACCCATATTAGCAAGTACAGGCGTAGCCAAGCCAAGCCAGTTGTTCCAGATGATGTTAAAGAACTTCTGCTCCAAGTCAGGACGCTTCAAACGTCCTGCTGCTGCACGTGCTACCCGTAGGTATGCGTCTTTAGGGCTCTCGTTACCGATTAGGTAACCTTTACTGATGGTCTTGATATAGACCTCAGCGTTCCCCCACTCGGGGAAGTCTACTCCGACCTCCCATCCAAATTGTTCTCCGTAGTTTTTCATTAGTTATTATTAAAAAAGTTCCAATTGTCAAAGTTTTTACTCCTGCATCTTTTTGATACGGCTGTTCCAGATATATTGTATTTTAATGCACACTCTCGTATTGTGTCAAAAACAGTCTCATCTACAATAATTTTTACCGCAACTGGATTTTTGCCTCCAATTCGTGATAAACTTATTTTTCTTCTTGACTCATCGCTACATACCCTACCCTTCTTTGCTGCTGATATTTTTCGTCTATAATCTATTGAGTTAAATACTGACGATGGGTCCTTCCATAGATTAGATACTTTTTTACCTATAGCAGCTCTATCTCCAAGAATCCTTCCCTTGTTTTTGTCTGATATCTTTTTTCTTGTCTCACTGGAAACAACCCTTCCCTTCCTTGAGTCACTTAACTTCTTCTTGTACTCAGTCAATTGATCCTCTGTGTAGAACTTAGTAACCCATCCGCCAGTCCCCCCTTCGGATATGTTATAACAGTCTCTGGTTTTCTTGTATTCATTTATCCAATAAATTTCTCTTTCATTTAAATGAGACTCACTGCCGCAAACCTCTATCAACTTTACTGAGAAGTTTTCTCTACCATACTTTTTTATAGCACGAATCAATATTTTACCAGATCCAAGATAGCGGGGATTGAACTCCTTAGAACTCTTCCCCACATATCTGAATCCATTGATCAAATTTGTTGTTTCGTATATATACATATTCAAAACATATCACTCCAATCTTCTCCCTCGTTAGCCTTGGAATAGTCAGTTGGCCTTAATGCGAAAAAATCAGTCCAGGTAACGCCCGATGTTAGGTGGTCGAACCACTCCATATCTTGAACAGAACCATAGTTTACTGTGAATATTTCATCGTACCCCATCTCTCGCAGTTTGATATTTGCACGATGGCTAATGAAGTGCTTCATATCGTAGGCCCTAAGGTTCTCCAGGTCTCCTTGTTCAAATATTTTGTCAATGAACTTATGCTCCATCTCAACCGTGATTTCTGCTGCCTCGTACACATCTTTAGCTACGTCCTCACGAAGTCCTGGATACTCATCGCACATATGGTTAAAAAGGTGTACCCCCATACGGCTGTGTAGAGACTCGTCACGGACTGACCACTTCATCTGCTGACCAATACCTTTCAACAGATTACGCATCTGAAAGGAGTACAGTACAGCGAAAGACGAATAGAGAGCTACGCCTTCTGCAAATGCTGAGAAGATGGCAATAGACCGAGCAATGTCCGTACGTGCAGCAGAGTCCACCAGAAGCTGTTCTGGAGTGTAGTCGTGAGATACTTCCACGAGTCTGTCAAAGCGAGAGCGCATAACATCATCGTGCAGGAACGCATTGTAATCATCCAAGCCAAGCGTGTCGTTCAGGTAGCTGTAGGCTGCTGCGTGGATGGTCTCCTGTGATCCGAACATCATCGCCATCTGACGAATCTCGTGCTTGGGGAACCACTTGGTAACCATACCTGTCCAATAGTCACCTACGGCACATTCTGT